CAGCCGTCCGCGAACCACCGGCACCACCTTCTGAACGGCACTGCATTGCCGGACCGCTTACAAGAATATGCCCTTCACGCGACACGCCGACCGGGCGGCCGATCAGCCTGACCAGCGCATCTCGGGCTTCTTCCGCTGAGGCACGCGGGCATGGTTGATTGGACCTGCAGCTACCGTCGCTTTCACGCGCAGCGATGCCGGACAGGCGGATACGCGGACCTTCGGCGCACCAGACCGGCCCATCGCCGTCCCAGACCCGGGTCGGCGTGCAAGTAAACGTCGTGCCTTGCGGTGCAATCACTGCGGCAGCGGCCATGATCAGAAATTCAAATATCGTCGTGTCCTCGGATTTTGGAGGCTTGGAACCGGTCAGGCGCGAGACATAGAGGAAGGCGCTCGGCCATGAAACCCGGCACAAAACCCAAGCCCACCCATCTCAAATTGGTCATCGGCAATCCAGGCAAACGGGCGCTGAACCGCAAAGAGGCCAAGGCCAAAGCGGCGATACCCGCTCCGCCGGTCCACCTCACGGCCGACGCGGTCGAGGAATGGAACCGGGTTGCAACGGAGCTCTACAATCTGGGCGTTCTCTCCGAGATCGATCGGGCGGCACTCGCGGCCTACGCGCAGGCCTACGGCCGCTGGGTCCAGGCCGAGCGCGCGATCGCCAAGATGGCCGAGAAGGACCAGCTGACCGGCGGGCTCATGATCAAAACATCGAACGGCAACGCAATCCAGAACCCGCTTGTGGGCACCGCCAACAAGGCGGCGGCGGACATGATGCGTTACGCCGCAGAATTCGGGATGACGCCCAGTGCCAGGAGCAGGATCGCGGCCGCGCCGCCAGAGGAAGGCGGCGACCCCGCCGACCGCTTCTTCGCCTGACCGGACGCTGGCTTATGCCCAGGCGGTGGTCGCGGGCGAGATCGTCGCCGGACCGCACGTCCGCAATGCCTGCCACCGGCACATTGCAGATCTCGCGCGCAAGGATGGCATCTGGTTCGACCAGACGGCTGCAAACCATGCATTTGCCTTCTTCGAGGAGGTGCTGAAGCTTTCCGAGGGCCAGTTCGAGGGCCAGCCTTTCCAGCTGGAACCGAGCCAAGCCTTCATCATCGGCTCGTTGTTTGGCTGGAAGCGCAAGGATGGCAGACGCCGGTTCCGCCGCGCCTACATTGAACAGGGCAAAGGCAACGGCAAATCGCCGATTGCTGGCGGCATTGGCGTTTACGGCATGACCGCCTGCAAGGAAGCCGGCGCCCAAATCTATGCCGCGGCAGCAAAGAAGGAGCAGGCAAACATTCTGTTCCGCGATGCGGTGAAGATGGTGCGGCAATCCCCGGCGCTGGCCCGGCGCCTGGAGTTTTCCGGCGGGCCTGGCCGCGAGTTCAACATCGCGCATCTGCCATCGGGTAGTTTCTTCCGGCCGGTGTCGCGCGACACGGGCAAAACGGGCTCCGGCCCGCGGCCATACTTTGTGTTGGCTGACGAGGTCCACGAGCTTCCGGATCGCTCGATCATCGAGATGCTAGAGCGCGGCTTCAAGTTCCGCCGCGATCCGCTGCTGTTCATGATCACCAACAGCGGTTCCAACCGCAACTCAGTGGCCTGGGAGGAACACGAACACGGTGTCCGGGTGGCAGCCGGCAACCCCGATGCGGTGACGGATCCGACTTACCTCGGGCAGGTCGTGGACGACACGACGTTCAGCTATGTCTGTGCGCTCGACGAGGGCGATGATCCGCTGACCGACCCGAGCTGCTGGATCAAGGCCAACCCACTCCTGGGCGTCACGATCACGGAGCAATACCTCTCAGAGGTGGTCGCTCAGGCCAAAGCCATCCCGGGGCAGTTAAACGGGATCCTACGGTTGCACTTCTGCATCTGGACCGACGCCGAGACAGCCTGGATGGCACGGGCAACGCTGGAACCGCTGCTCGCCGAGTTCGAACCGAAAGCTGGTCAGTCGGTCTGGCTCGGGCTGGACCTGAGCCAGAACCGAGACCTGACCGCATTGGCTGCTGTCCAGTGCAACGGCGAACAGGACGGCAAGCCCTGTTTTGATGCCTGGGTCGAGGTCTGGACGCCGGGCGATACGCTCAGTGCCAGAGTGCTACGTGACAAGCAGCCTTACGACGTTTGGGTGGCTGGCGGATTTCTGAATGCGCCGCCAGGCGAGAACATCAGCTTGCGCCAAGTGGCGCAGGCGCTGGCTGAACTGGACAGCGAATACCGCGTCGAGACCGTGGCCTACGACCGCTATGCGTTTCGCCGGTTTGAAGAGGAAGTCACCGAACTCGGGCTATCGGTCAATTTCATCGAGCATCCGCAAGGCGGCACCAAACGCGGCAAACCTCAGGACGGAATGAGCGAAGGCCTGTGGATGCCAGGATCGCTGCGGCATCTCGAAGAACTGATCCTGGAAGGCCGGATCCGGCTCAAACGCAATCCGGTGCTGATCTCCGCAATGATGTCGGCGGTCACCGAGACCGACCGCTGGGACAACAAGTGGCTCTCCAAGCAGCGGGCCATCAACAAGATCGACGCAGCCGTCGCGCTGTGCATGGCAGTGGGGGCAGCAATGGCAGGCGACACCTCCGGCTCGATCGATGATTGGCTGAAGAGCCTGCGCGCATGAACCTATTCCAGAAGGCGCTCGGATACGTCGCGCGCTTCATCGGGCTGACCGATCCACGCCTTACTCAGGCAGTCGGTGGCCGCACAACGACAACCGGCGAAATGGTCTCAACCACCTCAGTGCTGGGGCTGGCGTCCGCCTGGGCCTGCGTCAATCTGCTCGCCGGCACAATCGCCTCGCTGCCGCTCATGGTCTACCGGACACGGAGCGGCGCGCGGACGGTCGCCACTGACCATCCACTTTACCGGATCCTGCACGACAGCCCGAACGCCGACCAGACTGCGGTCGATTTCTGGGAGTTCATCTGCGCCTGCATTGAGCTTGGCGGCAATGCCTATGCCGAGATAATTCGGGGTAGCAACGGCCGGGTTGTGGCGCTCAGCGTACCCATCGCGCCCGAGATCATGACGGTGCGCCGTCTGCGCGACGGCAGCCTTCAATATGAGTGGTCTGACAATGGCGTGCGTTCGGTCGTTGCTCAAGACAACATGCTCCATATCCGGGGCTTTGGCGGCAATCCGCTGGGCGGGCTATCGACCCTTTCGTTCGGCCGCCAGACCTTCGGGCTTGCACAGGCCATCGAACGGGCGTCGGGCGATACCTTTCGCAACGGGGTGCGGCCTTCGGGCCTCTTGAAGACCGCTGACACGCTGACCCTCGATCAGCGCAAACAGGCAGAGGAATTGCTCCAGGAGAAATTCGCAGGTGCGATCAATGCTGGCCGGCCAATGCTGCTCGACCGGGGCATGGACTGGGTCCAGCTCTCGATCAGCCCGGAAGACGCGCAGATGCTCCAGAGCCGGGCCTTCTCGGTCGAGGAAGTCTGCCGGTTCTTCGGCGTGCCGCCCTTTATGGTGGGCCACACCGAGAAGACCACCAGTTGGGGCACCGGGCTCGAACAACAGACACTGGGGTTCCAGAAATTCACGCTGCGCCGGCGCCTCAAACGCATCGAACAGGCGCTCTCCAAACAGCTCCTGTCCCCCGCCGATCGCCAGGCCGGGATCGTTATCGAGTTCAACCTTGAAGGCCTGCTGCGCGGCGACAGCGGCGCACGCGCCTCCTTCTACCAGCAGATGCTGAGCAACGGCGTGATGACCATCAACGAGGTCCGCGCGCTGGAAAACCTCGCGCCTGTTTCGGGCGGCGATGTCCCCCGCATGCAGATGCAAAATATGCCCATCACCCAAATCAGCACCGGGGCCGGATCATTGCCGCCCACGCAAGCGAACGCCCCATCGGAGCCAAGACAATGAAACATCTCACCCTGACCCTCAAATCTAGTGACCTTCAGGAAACCGGCCAGTTCGAAGGCTATGCCTCGACCTTTGGCAATGTCGACCAGGGTGGCGACCTGATTGAGCCCGGTGCATTTCGGGAAAGTGTCGGCAAGGCCCGCACTGAGGGTTGGTCGATCCCGATGCTGTGGCAGCACGATCAGCGCGAGCCGATCGGCGTGTGGCGCGATATCTTCGAGGATGACCGCGGCCTGTTCGTGCGCGGCCAGCTGATCATGGACGGCGATCCGGTTGCTCAGCGGGCCTACGGCAAGCTCAAGCACGGCGCGCTTGGCGGCCTCTCGATCGGCTACACCATCCCCAAGGGCGGCGCTGCGCCTGATCCCTACAAGGCCGGTGTGCTTCGCCTCAAGAAGATCGATCTTCGCGAGATCAGCCTCGTCACCATGCCCATGAATATCGAGGCCAAGGTGACTGCGGTCAAAACCGTCACCGACGGCAGCGTGCTGCCATCCCTTCCAGAGTTTGAGAGCTTCCTGCGTGAGGCAGGGTTCTCGAAAAGCCAGGCTGCCGCAATCGCGGGCAAAGGCCTGAAATCGCTGCACCGGAGTGAGTCCGGCAGTGAGTCCCCCACCGACTTCCTGTCGGCTCTCGCCGCGCAAATTCGCGGCTGACTCCAACTCCTACGGAGCATTCCCATGACTGATACCAAAAGCGCCGAGCAGCTTGCCGGCGAAGTGAAAGCCGCGTTCGACACGCGCCACGACCAGGTCAAAGCCATCGCTGAAGAGGCGCTTGGCAAGGCAGCCAAAGGCGAGGAACTTTCCGCCGCAACCAAGCAGCTGGCGGATGAGGCGCTGACCGCGCTGAATGAAGCCAAAGCCCGCCTCGATGAGGTCGAGCAGAAGCTCGCCCGGCGGGTGGCAGAGGACGCGGCCCCGCAGTTCAAGACCATCGGCGAACGTG